TGGACATACTGGAGTTGTTATTGAAGATAGTGACGGATATACAATTAAGACTATTGAACAGAACATTGACGGAAACGCAGATGCACTAACTGTTGGAGGTCCGGCACGTTACAACGAACGAGATTTTACAGGAGTAATAGGTTGGATAAGACCACAAATTGATTATTCACAGGAGGAAACAAACATGACATACACAGAAGATACTACTTATTTAAGACAAACACCTCAAGTAGGTGTAGCACCATATAGACAAGTGCACGCTCACTCAACTGGAAATCCTACTAGTAAGGCTAGTGGTGAAGCGACTTACATGGCAAATAAAGACCTTAACAGCGGATTTTACACTCATGTGGTTGGAAATGGTAAAGTATATCAAACAGCTTACGTAGGACAAGGAGCTTGGGACGTTGGTGGCGGTTGGAATAATGAGACGTTCGCAGCGGTTGAACTTATCGAAAGTCACCGAACTTATGAAGAATTTAGAGCTGACTATGAAATCTATATTCAACTGTTAAGAGATTTAGCTGTACAAGGTGGTATTCCATTCACTGTTGATAGTGATAGTTTAGAAGGGATTAAAACGCACTATTATTGTACTTACAACCAACCAAACAATTTCTCAGACCATGTAGACCCATATCCTTACTTAGCTAAATGGGGAATTTCTAAAGAACAGTTTAAAAAAGATGTTGAGACTGGTATTATTTCTAACGCACCAACTAAAGTTGAACTAGATGTGCTAGATAGTAACACTAACCTTGAGAATAGGGCGCAACCTTATTATCGTGGATATTTAAGCGAAGACTACTATCTTGAAACTGAACCAAACGCAAATAGTGCGGATAAAGAATTCATGCCAAAAGGTACTGAAGTGTACGTTTACGAGAAAAAGAATGGCTGGAGTAGAATTGGTTCACACACTAGCAATCAATGGTTAGAGGATGAATATTTAGTTGAAGCTAGTCTGTTTTAGTGGTATAATTAAATACAGATCATAAAATCATTAGAGCCCTTACTTAATAAGTAGGGGCTTATTTTTTATGCATTTTTTTAAAAAAGTTTTAAAATAACTATTGAAATTATATCGATTAAGTGATATAATATAAATATAAGTTGGCAGAGGAACAGAAAGGAGAAAAAAATGGAAGGTATGACAGATAAACAATTTACTGAATACAAAGAAACTCTTCTAAAGTTAGTGCTAGAAAAATTAGAAAATAGCAAAACTTTAGAAGAAGCTAAAGAAAAAATAGAAGCTCTAATCAAAGACTAGAACTTCTAAAAACACACGGTAATCAAGGTGAAGTCCTAAGCCACTTCACCTCGCTACTAAGATAATAATAACATAAAAATGGCTTAAATTCAATAAAAAGAAGGTTTATATATGGTCGATAAATTAATTAAAGAGATAGAAGAACTTTTAAACAGTGAAATCAGTAGTTACAAAATAGCAAAAGATTCTGGGGTTTCATTTTCATTGATATCAGATTACAGAAATGGTAAAAGAAAAATAGAGAATATGACGTTACAAGTAGCAAAAAGATTGTTAAGATATGCGGAGGAATTAGAAATGAGAAATTACGATAAAATGATGATTGTTGTTAATGAGTTAGTATTAGATGAAGGAGCAACAGTGACTTACTGGACTGAGGATAAACCTAACGATTGTACTTGTTGCTATTCAGTAGAAGAGTTAAAAGCTCATTTAGGAAATATGAATGATGATGAATACGAAAAATTAGTATTTCAAGTAGATTTTGAAGAAGAAGATAAATCTTATCAATTCTATATGAGTGAATATAAAGCTGTATTAGATGGAGATAAATTTACTCTAGATTGTTTACACAACACAAGATAAAAAGCAAGCCCCAAAATAAGGGGCTTTTTTTCGTGGGGAAAATTTAGGGAAAAAGCATCTAAATACTTGTTAAAATCTAGTATATTTTTGAATACTTCTGTTATATTTTGAAATACTATAAATATACTCTGATATATTGGTAAATACACCTTTTATACACCTATTATCTTTTGTTATATTTCAAATTTAGAAGAGTAAATATAATTCTAAATAATATGAAAAAAATGCACTGAGGCTTTTAATATCAACCTCGGTGCATTTTATTTATTAAGAATAGGGAATAAATGGGGAAAGGTTGTCAAGTTTATTTCTTAAGTTGATTTTCATATTTTTCGTAACGTGAGTATAAATTGACAAGGTAGTATTAATATCTGAGTGACCTAATCTTTCAGAAATAACCTTGATAGGTATATTTTCTTCTATAAGCAACGCCACATGAGTGTGTCTAAATATATGTGAGTTGATATTCAGCGGTTGTAAATGCCTTGTTATGGTTTTATATGTGATTTTAAAAATAAACTCTTTATTTGATATAAAATCAAGTAATAATTTAGCTATAAAATCAGATATTTCAATAGTTCTGATACTTGATAATGTTTTAGGTGAGCTAACTTCTCCATTTGTTAATTTTGTTTTATTTATTGAAATGGTTTTGTTTTTGAAATCAACATCTTCTGGAGTAAGTGCTAAGACTTCACCTATTCTTAACCCTGTGTGGAGTTGTAAAACGGCTATACTTCTAACCGTGTTATTCTTAATTTTATTTAGAATATTAGGAATTTCATTTTTTTCTAAGTATTTTATTTTTTGTAATTCTAAAGCTTTTTCTTCTTTTGTCAATTTGAACTCTAACTTTACATTAAAGCTAGAGACATAGTATTTTTTTATAAAATTGAAAAAGTTATTGTAAATAACGCCCCTAGTCTTAAGTGTGTTAGGTGATAATTCTGTTCGTAATTCGTTAAAGCGTTTTTCAACTTTTATTTTAGTAAGATTTTCGAGGTTTTCTTCGTCTTTTAAGATTGTTAAACTACGCTCGTAATATAAGTAAGTCTGATGACCTAATGTTGCTTTTTTAAATTCAAGATATTTTTCTTTGTAGTAACCAAGATTGTGAACTTTTTGAACAGGATTCAAAATAGCTTTTATTTTTTCTTGTAACTCATTATACGCTTGTTTCTCGGTTGCTCTTGTTTTATTTTCTTTAACGACGGAAACACGCCTGTTTTTACCGTCTAAGTCTTTAAATGATTGTATATACCTGTATTTTCCGTTGTGTGTTGTTTCTCTATACATTTAAGCTCCTTTTAAAGCCCCTTTAGTTTAAGGGGCTTATTTTTCCTATTATTTTACCGACTATTTTAAAATAGTTGGTTAGCGGTAGTATTATCGTTAATGTTTCGTACGATTCATTAAGCGGTACTAATATTATTTTGAAACTTTCAAAAAATACTTTCCTAATTAAAATCTTGTCTTGATATTCTATTAAATACACTTCACCGAACTGAAAATCATATCCAAAACTAACCATTAACCTGTCACCCTCAGAATAAGTAGGTTCCATGGAACTATCCATCATTGTAGCGACTATGTTATATTCGTCAGTCTGATAAGTCGACTCTACAAGTATGTCAGAATATTGTAGTAAGTTTTTACGGTCTTTCTTTTCCAATTTATCAAAATTAGAAATTAAACCAAGCATTGCTAATTCATCTTCACGGCTCGTATATTTCGAGCTAACGTATTTTAAATCTTTAGAAATTTCATCACTTTTTGAAATTTTATCATAATGCGAAATGGCGTCCGCTTTGCTTAATACTATGTCTCGTGGTACGTCGTATCCGGACAACCACCCCTCCGAGACTTGCAACGTCTTAGCGAGTAATGTTAATCGTTTCTTACGAGGCTCCGCGACACCGTTTAAATATTTCGATAAATTTACCTTATTTAAACTAACACCCATATCCTCTTGGTATCGTTCAGACTGTTTTAAAATGTCAACCGAACGGAGTCGTTTTTCTTTCATAATTTCCTTTAAACGATCTTTAGTAGTTGAAACTTTCACGTTTTTCACCTCCTTTATTTTATTATATTATATAGAAAGAAAAAAGTAAACTAAAAAGTTGAAAAAAAAGTAACTTTTTCTATTGACTTTTAAAAAGATGTATTATATAATTGTATTACAAAGTTAACTTAAAGGTAACTTTTAAAAAGTAAAATTAAATAGGAGGTGAAAGGATGACCCCAAAGATCAAACACGATAAATTACAAAAACGTATTACCGACGTATGTAAAGCTAACGTGAATTTCGCAATACTGATGGGGATTTCTAATAAGACGCTAATCAAGAAATTAAAGGACGACGGCGTCTGGACTACGTCGGAAATTTCCAAGGCTTGCGAAATACTAAATATTAACAAGTCGGAGATTACGGATTATTTTTTTAAACATTAAGTTAACTTTAAGTTAACAAAAGAAAGGGGCGATTAAATGGATATTTACGACGCTTACCTGGATAAAATAAATAACCCGGGTGATTGGTTGGAACGTAACGAACTTAAAAAGTTTCTTAACATGGAAAAATCAACGCCCAAGTTTAACGCTTATATCAAGGAAATAAAGGCGTTAAAAGATTCTTACTTATACGTCCAAGGTACGCTAGTTACAAACGAAACGTTTAACAAGGTCAGAATTTACAACTATATCAATCATACGCTAAGAGAAAAGGAGCGAGGTTAATTGGATAAAATAAGACGACGCAAATTTAACAACTTATATTGGACTTACACGGTAGTAGCTATTTGCACGTTACTGATGAGTAAATTCCAATTTGAACAAATACTATCAACTTACATTTTTATTAGTGGAATTACATTAGTTTATTTCGACGATCGAGGAAAAGAGTTATTTCCCGACCCGGACGAAGAAGAATAAGAAAAGAGGTAAAAACATATGAAACATTACAATTACATTGAAAAGATTTTAGATTGGGCGGAGGAACGCAACCTATTAACACAAGGGGACGTGTTTATGCAACTTGAAAAATCAAGAGAAGAAAACTCTGAACTTACAAAAGCTATCACAAAATACGAAAAAGGTAACGCGCAAGCATACGACGAGATTAAAGACGCAATAGGAGATGTGTATGTAACGTTAGTAGTAGCGTCAGAAATTCACGGTTTACCGGTTTATGAGATTTTCAAAAGCGTTGAGTTTTCAAGCGAGTTAGAGATTGATTCATACACTTGGAGGTACTACACAAACGGGTTAAGAGTTTACGATTGGGAGTTATATCTTTCTTGCTCTTACGAGGACTTACCACATTGCAAAACGCCGGATATTTTAGAAAAATACGTTAAGTTTTTAAACGAGATAGCGGTTGAATACAACTTCACATTAGTAGAGTGTATAGAATACGCGTACAACCAAATTAAAGAGCGTACTGGCAAAATTATCGACGGTACATTCGTAAAGGACGTGAAATAAGATGATTACACCATTCGAAACTATGATTCATGATATTAAGAAACACTACAAATTAAATAACACTAGTCTAGCTTACGAGTTAGGGGTTAGTAGTTACGCTATACACACTTGGTTAAACGGACAGCGCCCAAGTAAACCTAACTACGCTAAGGTTAAAGAGTTACATAATTCTATCAAAAAAGAGATAGTAGCTGAACCAGTTGAGTTTGATGTATTCGACGATATGCAAAAGGTATTTTATTCAAAAAGATTAAAAGCCGTTTTCGGG